CAGCAACTACAAAGGATATTTTTACAAGAGTAGTTCTGTGGACGCTGTGAACATGAGAGCAACATTCACCGCACAGGACAGCAACGAAGCCAACTATCTCCTGGCCGTGATACATTTTTTCCGATCAGTGACCAAGATGTTTTACGGACAGGATGCTCAACGCGGTGCTCCTCCTCCCTTGGTGTACCTGACAGGACTAGGACAATATCAATTCAACGGTCACCCTTGTGTGGTAACTAGTTTTAATTACAACCTACCCAGCGATGTAGACTACATACGAGCAAGATCTCCCAACATCAATGGTACAAATATGTTAACACGTAGAAACAGACAAGATTTACCAACTAACCCTATTTCGGGTGCTGTGTCTCGATTGCAAAATCTTTTTAGTGGCCAAGGCATAAGTTTTGGTGCAGAAATTTGTAGACCCCCACCACCTACACTGGGACAAAACAACCCTACTTATGTGCCTACCAAACTAGATATCTCGTTGACTCTGTTGCCGGTGCAAACACGCAGTCAAGTTACCAGTCAATTCAGCCTCCAACAGTATGCCACTGGTGCCTTGCTAGGAGGATCGCCGGGTACTTCAGGCCAAGGAGGATTCTGGTAATGGCTACCTATAACGCAACCAGTCCTTATTTTACCACTGGATACAGTCAGTTCTTTTTGGATGTAATGACCAATCGCCCTATACCCCGAAATGTCGATGATCAAATCATGTTAATCAATCAAACCTATCAATACAGGCCAGATCTCTTGGCCTTTGACTTGTACAGCACTCCGGCCTTGTGGTGGGTGTTTTATCAACGCAATCCCAACACACTCACGGCCCCTCCTCTAGACTTCAAGACCGGCACACAAATTTATCTACCCAAACTCAGTACACTACGTAGTGTGTTAGGATTTTAAGTATGGCAAATAATATCTGGGCTGCCGACGTTGCAAGAACTCAAGCCGCAATCAAACAAACACAAGCAAACATTGCCAGAGACGAAACTGCCCTGGCACAAAATCCTGGCAACACAAGATTACAACAGCAGGTTGAAAGTGGTCGAACCTTCTTGGCCGAACTGCAACAACAGTTAAACATATTTCTGATTGAGTTCAATAACTTTGCCGCACAACCTGTTGCTAGTGCAGGTGCTATAGTAGGCAATGCAAATCAGGCCCGAGACAACAACGCCAACGCCAACCGCCCAATCCAAGAATCACAAGTGCTCACCCCCGACAAACGTATCGAACCGGCTGGAGGGGACTCAGGAACAAATGCCAAAGCAACTCCTACTACGGAAAACAACCCTACTACAGGTACTGCTGGCAATGTGCGACCACTTACTCAAACACAAGCCATCAACAATCAAAATAACCAATTGGTTCCTGGACCGCCAAATACACAAGCCTCGGTGCGAGCCATTGACAATGCTGTAGCAGCCACAGGTGGTCCAGGTGCAGGATCGAGGGGAGATGACAACACTCCTCCAACGCCGAGTGTTTTGATCAATCAACTGGATGCTCTCTATGCTGGCAACAAGAACTTTATACCCTCACAGGCCAATATTCTTGATAACTTTTTCAGTTACACCTATTCTCTAAGTTGGTATCTAGTAGATCCTACATTGTATAACTCTGGCAATTTTCCTACCTTAAGTAAAGATATCACTGGATACTATTTGCTGGCACAGAGCGGAGGTTCCGGAACTGGTGCTGGTGCCGAAACAAGTGGACCTAATGTTGGTGTATTTGTTCCTCAGTATCCTGGTTACCAAGGGTTAGACCCCGGTAGAAAACGTGTGTTAGGTGCCCAACGCAGTCCTTATTTCAATTTGGATTACTACATTGACAATTTAGAATTGTCCACAGTGTATTCATGCAACACTGACAGTGGTGGACCTATGACAAATTCACATATTTCTTTTACCATTAGTGAACCCAATGGCATCACATTACCTACTAATCTTTTTCAAGCAGTACAAGCAGTCTACGGCTCACTTCCGTCAACACAACCCAAGAACAGCACCACTCCGGCAAGTCAGATAAACTATGCAGCCGCACTCTATTGCATAGTCATACGTTTTTATGGTTACGATGAGGCTGGACAATTGGTCACACCCATAGACAACAGTCCTGACGCAACAGACGCCAGGACTGCCGTGGAGAAATTTGTATTTTATCAACAAAATAGTTTGACCTACTCGCTAGGCAGTAAGTTGGTAGAATACAAAATTACAGGAGCAGTTCCTTCTACTCAGACTGGATTCAGTAGCAATCGCGGCAGTATTCCTTTCAACATGCAGTTTACAGGAGCCACTGTGAAAGATGTGCTGGTTGGTCAGATTAAACAACAAACTGCCAGTCAGGTTGCAGGCGATAACACCCGAAATGGTGTACCAATTGCTTCTGCACCGCCTAACACATCTCAATTGCCGTCCTTTGATGGAATACCAACAGGAGGAAATGCATAATGGCAAATCCATTTTCACCATTTATTCCAAGTTCGGTTCCTATCAAACCAAATGCACCGTCGCCATTTGTAATTCTAAGATCACGACAATCTGAGACTACTGACTCATCCTTTGATGGAATACCAGCAGGAGGAGGACCGCCTAATGCCAGTGCCGCACCTAAACCATCCAACAACACCGTAGGCTCAGGACTCGTGGCAGCCTTGAACAACTATCAACTGACTTTGTTGAACAACAAAGGAGCAGACAACAAGCCTCAACCTTTAATCCAAGTGCCTGATGAATATGAGATAATATTTGCTGACTCTATTATTGCTGATGCCTCAATAGTACCACCAGCAGGACTTGACAAAGCACTGACGGCGGGCCCTGCTGGAGGAACTGCCGCTGACCAAAAGTTGCCCAACAAACAAAGTATGGATCCAACATCTCGGGCTCGTGCAGCCGCAGCCGGCCAACAAATTGTACAATTTATCGAGCAAGTGATTAGAAGTAGCACATACATACAAAATCAATCTAATCAAAAGTTTAATCAATCGACTGGCAAATACGATACCAGCAATCAGAAACTAGCAGATCAATTTGCTTGGTTTCAAGTGTTGTGCAATGTTGCAATAAAAGATTACGACTATATCAGAAAAGATTTTGCTTACAAGATGACATTTGTAGTTGTGCCGTTTGAAACCCCTATGTTGAGTTCATATTTTTTGTCAGGAAAATACCGAGGAGTCCACAAGGCCTATCAGTATTGGTTTACTGGTGAAAACAGTGCTATTTTAAGTTTTGAACAATCATTTAACAACCAATGGACTCAGGCCATTACAGGTGGGATTGCTCCAGACACACGGGTTCAGAGACTGCAAAACAATGCTGATGCAGGTTTTATGAATGCCTGGAGAAGTCATGTGTTTCCTGCTAGTGGACAAAGCAATCAAGGCGGCGAGAAAAAGACCAACGAGCCAGGTGCTAACGCCGCAGATTTTTTGTACAGTTCAGACCTGGCTTCAGTAAAAGTAAACATAGTAGGAGACCCTGCCTGGTTACCTAGTCCGTTGTCAGATTATGTAACCCCTCAACTGTTTACCACAAGTCCTTTCTTCACTGACGGAACCATTAATTCAGTTGCCAGTGGTGCATACTTTTCAGTTGCATTCAACACCCCAGCAGACTATAATTTACAAACTGGATTGATAGATCCTGCAACTGCTCTCACTGGCAGTAAAACTAGAACGCAAGAAACAGTATATGTGGCATCCAGATGCACCAGCACATTTAAAGGTGGCAAGTTTACCCAGGAATTGTCAGGACAATGGGTAACTTATGATGCTAACCCTGCTGTAAAAACAAGAAATCAAGAAAAGGCAGGTCGTGAACCTACACAGACTGTCAATAGTCAGTCAAGACCGCCAACTCAGAATGTTGGTCCGCCATCTGTCAGAATTGGCGATCAATCGTTCCCTGTTAAAGTGCCTGAACTAAATCCAGCCAATAGACCGTTAACAAATCCTACTGCAGCCCCATTGAGCCCTAATCTTAACAATGCTCCGGCACCGCAAAGAGGCCCAATAGTTGGACTACCTAACACAGCACCACCGCCAAACAGCATTGATCCAGTGACACTATTGCCCAGAAATCCACCTAATCCCAATCCAGGGCAGGTAATGAACCGAGAACCTTAATAGAGATACAACATGGCAGAAAATCTAGAAAGAAGTGAAGGAAGATCGTCAAATTTTAAATTTGATCGCGGCGGCCAAATTGCCGACGTGGGCCCATTTGTGGGTGTGGTCAAAAACAATGTAGACAGCATCAGATCTGGTAGACTATGGGTGTACATTGAGCAGTTCAGCGGAGATAATCCAGAAGACAATGCCAGTGGTTGGCGACTGGTCAACTACTTGCCCCCATTCTATGGTGTCACGGAAAAAAACAGCACCAGTGTGGGCACAGGAACCTATCCAGGTAATCAACAAAGTTATGGCATGTGGTTCACTCCCCCAGACCTTGGCACACGAGTCTTGTGTTTCTTTGTGAATGGTGACCCTAACCTTGGCTACTACCTAGGATGTATACCTGATCCAGGTGTTAACCGTATGATTCCGGCCATTGGTGCTGTGCCCAAAAGTCAATATGTGCCTGGCAACAAAGCACAAACTGCTTATTTTGCAAACTCACCACAATTGCCAGTGACCGAAATCAACAATGAGAACGAACAGATTGATAAAAATCCCAAGTTCTATGAGCAACCCAAACCGGTTCATTCAGTACAGGCCGCAATATATTTTCAGCAAGGGTTAAACACTGATCCTGAACGTGGTCCCATTGGATCAAGCGCACAACGAGAAAGCCCTAGCACAGTTTATGGTATATCAACTCCAGGCACACCCATTTATGCTGGTGGCCAAGATCCCAACACAATTCGTAAACAACTGAGTGAAGGCGGAGTGAGAGATGCTGATGTTCAAGTGATCGGTCGCTATGGTGGTCACACTCTGGTCATGGACGACGGGGACCTTGATGGCAACAATGCCCTGTTCCGCATGAGATCAGCCAAAGGTCATCAGGTCATGATGAACGACTCAGCAGACTTTATCTACATTGCTCATGCCAATGGCCAAACTTGGATTGAACTCGGAGTTGAAGGCACAGTGGATGTGTACTCCACTAACTCAGTAAACGTTCGTACAGAAGGCACAATCAACCTACACGCCGACAAAGACATCAACATGTACGCTGGAGGCAATATCAGCATGAAGAGTGGAGCGGCCACCAACATTGGCGCGGTAACCACAATGAATCTAGCCGCCGAAGCAGGCATGACCTTGTACAGCACAGCCGCTCTAGGAGTTCGCAGTGATGGCAGTCTGAGTCTGCAAGGCGCAACCAGTTCTTGGCAAGGCGGAACAAAACTAGCACTCAAGGCAGGACGCATTGATCTCAATGGTGGGTCAGCCAAAACAGTAACACCTCCTAAACTGTATCCCAAACGCACTCTCGATGATACTAGTTTTAACAACAGTACAGGTTGGCAGGTCAAGGCCGGTGCACTGGAAAGTATTGTGACTCGAGCACCCACCCATGAGCCCTATCGATATCACAACCAAGGTGTGAGTGTGGTAGTAGATTTTGTTGATGGACAACCCACACCACCGCCCACAGCCGAACCTGTGCCCGCAGGATGGAATTTTCAAGTCAAGTCATGAACGTTTTTAAGTTTATTACCCCAACAGGTCAACAAGTTGAATTGACAGGACCAGCAGGGTCCACCTACGATCAAGCCTTGGCAATTTTTAACCAACAATCAACAACTGGTAGCCTGACAGGATTACGTGCTGGTGATGTTTTAAATAGTTTGATACAGGCCAAAGGTGGTCTTGCTACAGCCTTATCTCAGGTCACCTCATCAATCACACCCGGCACGCTGTACCAAATTGCCGGCGCTGTAACAAAAATACCAAATTTGCCAGCATTGAATCCCACCACAATATCAACATTTGTTAACACGCCGGTGTTGGCAGGTAGTGTGGTAGGACCACTGTCAACTACACAGGTTCAAGGTTTATTATCAAGCACAGCCGCGGCAGTAAATCAGCCGGCTACAGAAATTACCAACGAAAAAGGCCTGGGCACTTACGGACTCACACCAGACCAGTTGCAACAGGCAGGCCTAATCAAGCCCGGCACAGCAGAATTGATCAATCAAGACCCCACAAACTTGGTCAGCACTCTCAGTAGCCCCACAGTATGGACTGGAGTGGGTGGCGCCGACAGTTTGAATTCTGTACTAGCAAATCCAGTCCTACAAAGTGCGGCGCAACAAAGCACATTAGCAACCAGTTACAACAATCTATCTGATTTGGGAGTCGTATCTACCACTACAAATAACCTACTGGGTTCCAGTACAGATCTAGGTGCAGTGGTCAACAATGCGGCCAACTATGGTGTTAGTGCTACCACTGCTTGGTTAAACAACACAGTGGGCGGCAGCAATATTGGTCAATTGACCACATCTGCTATTCAATCTGTGTTTGGTATAAATTTTAGCACAGTGAACCAATCTGTCAGCGGCGGGGGTAATCCTTTACAAACAGGAGTTCAAACTCCTCGAGGCTTTTCAAACACAGTGAATCGTTCAGTAATAGATGCCAGTTTTAACAGTATAATTGGTAATAACAAAATACCCAGAAATATATTTGCTAATCCAAGTCTGGGAATTGACATACGAACACAAGCCACTCAACTCAGTACAATCAATCAATCGTCATCAATTCTACTCACTCAGTTGGCATCTACTGCTGCCGGTGTGGCCGCATTGTCTCAAATACCCGGAGCCGACAATATCCTGAGCCTGCTCAAATCAGGCCAGGGACTTGTGAGTGAAATAAAAGGTGCCGCTAACTTGCTTGATCAAGCAAAAAATTTACCCGGTGTTGGTGCATTGTTAACAGACATACCCGGATCAGGAGAAGTACTAGCCGGACTTCAACAGTACGGAACAGCAATATTAACAGAAGGACTTGACGGCCTGGGCTTGGATATTACATCAATTACAAACTTTGATGTATCGGAGTTACTGGGCGGTGCAGAACAAGTGATAGAAATTGCACAAGAGTATGCCGCAGAAGCATTTGAGTTCATTGCTAGTTTCTGGTAATCAATACACATAAATATCATTATGGCCACATTTATCGGTTATAGCACCATCAATCAATACAAGAAATTTACTCTCACCGACGGTGAATTAGTCAAACGTGATCTTCTCAATGCTTTCAATATTCGACAAGGCTCTTTGCCCGGGCGACCCGACTACGGATCTACGTTGCTGGACTATATTTTTGAAAATCAAGACACCACCACTGAACGTGCTATCATAGCAGAAATACAACGAATTGCTGCCGGCGATCCAAGAATCTACATCAGTGATTTGAATTTTTATCCTCAAGAAAACGGAGTCTTGATAGAATTGCAAGTGCAGATTGTTCCAGGAACCAATTCTGAACAATTGAGCATATTTTTTGACCAAGCAACAAGACAAGCCGGCTACGTATAACTACGCCGTTTATTTTTGCAATAAATAAAAGAAACGGACTACCATGGCACGAACTACTAGACAAACAGTTGTATTTGGCGTTGAAGATTGGAAAAGAATCTATCAAACCTATCGCGAAGCAGACTTCCAAAGTTATGACTTTGAGACCCTGCGCAAA